TAGTATAAAGGATTTATTATGGCAAGTTTAACAGGTGCAAGTATAGCGAGTAGTTACACCTCGCTTTTAAAATTAAATGGCAATACAGATACATTAGTAGCTGGTAATAACAGTAATGCAATTCAAGTAGTAGATGGAGATGGAACAGCTTCAAATTTATATTTGAATACAGATAGGATAGGAATTGGCGGGCAGCCTTCCGAAGATACAAAATTAATGATCACTGGTGGTAGCTACCTTACTAGTTTAGTGATTAAAGGCGGTGGGGCTGATTCTGGAATAGTTTTTAAAGATAGTGCTGGAACTACTGATGGTTATATTTATGCTACTGGTGGAGCCATTGGATTTTTAGATGATGATGCACAATGGGTAATTCAATGTCAAACTGATAATGCTACAACTTTTAATATTAATAATATTGCAAGAATGGTAATTGACGCCAACTCTCGCATT